AAATGGTCGATGTCATCGTTGATTTCATTTTCCAAGTCGACAATCTTGTCGATGGTATCCGCCAAGCGATGGACATTCCTCGTGCCACTGACAGGCTCCGTTCCCATTGTGGACGTGGCTCTGGTAGCAAGATCACGCAGAGAGTCCACTTGGCGGAGCTTGCTGTTGACCCGTTGGTCAATACGATACGCCTGACTGAGATATTCTTTCGCCGTCATGCAAATTCCCCCTCCAACTTTTCAAGCAGCCACTCTCCATCGAGACTGGTCAACTGTCCAAACCATGCGGAACGGAAGAACCACTCCGTCTCAGAGCGCATCGCTGCCGCTGCAACATTCTCTGCGTCTTTGGCAAGAGCCGTTCGTGCCCACCGATAGTCTTTCGCCGCCTGCTCGACGATGGCGTTTGCCAGAATCTCATAACTCATCATGTCACCTCTGCTTTGACGGCTTCAATCAGAGCCGCCTGTGTCTTGTCCTTCTGCTTTAGGGAACGAAGGATTCTCTCATCAATCGTGCCCTCGGCGATGATGTGCTGCACCACCACGGTCTTTGCACTCTGTCCCTGCCGATAGAGCCGCGCCACGGTCTGCTGATAGAGTTCCAAGCTCCATGTGATACCGAACCACACGAGGGTCGAGCCGCCGCTCTGAAGATTGAGTCCATGTCCCGCACTCGCAGGATGAATAAGGGCGACGGGGATTTCTCCGCGATTCCAACGGGCGATTGCCTCGTCCGTATCCAGTCGGACACATGGCACTCGCTTTTCGATGCGCTCTGCATCATGCCTGAACCAATACGCCACCAGAAAAGGCTTGCCGTTCATGCTCTCGACGAAGTCCTCCAAGGCATCGAGTTTGCGGTCGTGGATATGCAGGGTAGTTCCATCGTCGGTGTAAACCGCACCATTCGCCATCTGTGCGAGCTTGCCCGACAGGACTCCGGCATTTGCCGCCGTCACCTCGTCGCCCTTCATCTGCAAAACCAACTGCTCGCACATTGCGGTGTATATCTTCTTCTCAGCCTCATCCATGCGAACGCTGTATTCGCTCTCGATCAGCTCCGGCATCCTCAGATGGTCGGCGGCTTTCATGGAGATGGTGATATCGGAGATTTTCTCGTAAATCCGCTCCTCGGCTCCGGGCAACGGTGCATAGGAGAACACCACCTGCCCGTTGCGCTTGTCCGGCACGAAGTAATCTTGCCGATACTTCGTAATGAATCGCCCCAGTCGCTGTCCCATGTCGAGTACCTTGAACTCTGCAAAGAGATCCATCAAGCCGTTGCCGGATGGCGTTCCCGTCAGCCCGATGACTCTCTTTGCCAGGGGACGAACCTTCATGAGTGCCTTGAAGCGTTTACTGCTCCAATTCTTGAAGGACGAAAGTTCATCAATCACAACAGCATCGTAGGTGAAGTCGGTTTTCTCCACAAGCCACGGCACATTTTCCCGGTTGATGATATAGAGGGAGGCTTGCTTGCAAAGAGCCTCCCTCCGCTCTTTCTCCGTACCGACTGCAACGGAATAGCGGATATGATTCAGATGCTCCCACTTACCGATCTCCTGCGGCCATGTGTTTCTTGCCACTCGGAGCGGCGCGATAACGAGGACACGGGAAATCTCGAAGCAGTCGAAGAGAAGGTTGTTGAGGGCTGTGAGGGTAATCACCGTTTTCCCAAGTCCCATATCCAGGAGTACGGCGGCAGTCGGATGGCTTTCGATAAAGTCGATGGCGTACTGCTGATAATCATGCGGTATGAACTTCACAGTGGATCACCTCCTGAAAACTTCCTGCAGTACATCCACATGATAGGTGTTCACCAAGCCATATTTTGCATCGTACTCCTTGCCGATATGGTAGCCTTGCTTTCTGGACATTGCCGAGGCTTTGCGTCCGAGTCTTGCGGCGGCATCCCGGCTCACACCACGAACTCCCATGAGATTGGCATAGCCGATGATGGTGTAGTGGTGCTCATCGATAGTCATCTGCTTGGATTCGACCTCAAGAAGCCGCTCGTCCACCTTGTCGATACGGGCATTTGCCGCCTTGATTGCCTTCGCCTGTTCCACCATTCGCTGTGCGCTGAACAGCAGAAATTCCTCGGGTGTCATGTTCCTCATGGGGTTGAAATAGCTTTCTTCCAGCTCATCGAAAACATCCCACGCCCGCTCAGTTCCGAGCATTTTGCTGTGACGCGCCGCCCCTTGTTTCGTCCAAAGAATCAGAGACGGTGCGCGACTCCCGACAACTGACTCGATATTTTCGAGTGAGTCCTTGAAAGCCTTGAGATCAGCACCTTCAAGTTTGAAGTAATGCTTCCCCTCAACGAATCGCTCCCTGTTGTTCTTAAAATTCTG